ACACGTTTCAATTTGGCAGGGGCAAAGGGCTTTATTCACTTGACCGGCAAAACGTGGATTCTTCAAACATCGTTACCCGTTTATATCAAATGGGTATTGGGTTCTTGCCCTGAGACCGACACCATGACACTGACTTTTAATGAGACCGACAATTGTTTATCCGTGGCACAAAATCTTTGTTCTCAATTCGGTTATGAGTTTGAGATTACCCAAAGTGAGGGTGTTAATACGGTAAACTTCAAAAAGGTTGGGCAAATATTCCCATACACGTTTCAATTTGGCAGGGGCAAAGGGCTTTATTCACTTGACCGGCAAAACGTGGATTCTTCAAACATCGTTACCCGTTTATATCTATATGGTTCAACATCCAATATAACATCAAAATATCGCGCACAAAGACTTTGTTTGCCCGGTAAGACCAAGGCACAATCCTACATTGAAAAAGCGGATGCAGTGGCAAAATATGGCATCTATGAAGCCACCAAGTGTTTTGATGATATAAAGCCAACGTTTAATGGTTCAGTAACCGGCATTTTTTCGGATTCTGTTTTGAAATTCGTTGATACAAAAATGTTTGATTTGAACACGCTTGAAGCTGATGGCGTAACGACTAAATATTTGATTGACGGAACGAATGCCAAGGTGCATTTCAACACCGGCAATCTTGCAGGTTACGAATTCGAGGTTCACGCATACGACCATGCAACGCATACATTTACCTTGGTCAAGCAAACAGACGACCGTGGCGATGTATTCCCGTCTGACAGTTCAACCGCTTTTCAGTTTGCCGCGGGCGATGAATACAAGTTGATTGATGTTGCATTGCCTGATACATACGAGCAAGCCGCGGAAGCCGAACTTGCCAACGAGGGTAATACTTACTATGACCAAAACAGTCAACCCAAGGTACAATATGGTTTGAGTATCACCAAGTCTTTCTTGGAAAAGATGATTGGTAATGGTTCAACGGTAAACATCTTTCAGCCGGGCGACTACATACCCGTTAAAGACACTGATATTGATGTGGACAAGTCGGTACGTATTCAATCATTGATACGCAATTTGCTTGATGAATACGATTATTCATTGACCATTTCCGACACGGTTTCAACTAATATCACCAATCGGGTGATTTCTGAACTTGTGGATATTGACAAGATTGTTCAGATGAACAACCTTAAAAATCCCGCGCGCGCACGTGCAAATTGGCGTTCATCGCGTGAAGTTCTGAATATGGTGTTTGACCCTGATGGTGATTATTACACCGACAAATTAAGCCAAATTCAATTGATACGCTTGCATTATCCGTTGGCGCAAAGTCCATGCAATTTGGATTGACGAATACAGTATTTCAACCAAATTTGAATGGAAATAAGAACCTTATTGACGTGCAAGGTGGCGTTCTGACACATTACACCATCAATGCAGATTCGGCGCGTTCTTGGGTCTTGGCTGATGGTGAAACAACCCTTGGCGCGGACTCACAAGCATATTACATATATGCAAAATGCCAACGTGTCGGCAATGCGGGTTCAATTATCTTTTCAACCGCTCAAATCAAGACCGAACAAGATGCAAACTTTTATCATTTTTGGATTGGTGTTTTAAATTCGGTCGATACTGAATTACAAGCCCGTTCCGTTGCCTTGTCTTATGGCTTCACAATGATAAACGGGCGTTTTATCAAGACCGGGCGGATTGAATCGGCAGACGGAACGACTTACTTTGATTTGGATAATTCAGAAATTGGCGGTCGAATTGTATTCACGTCCAATGGTTCGGAAAAGACATTGGCGGAGTTGGGGCAAGAATCCCTTGAATCAAAGAATTATATCAATAACACTTTGCCCGGTATTCTTTCGGATATTCAAGCACAATTGGATGGTCAAATTGAACAATTCTTTGACACATACGACCCGACAACATCGAATGCGCCGGCAAGTGGATGGACAACCACCGCTTTGAAAGAAGACCACTTGGGTGACTTATTTTATAATACAACGTCCGGGGCTGTTTTCCGTTGGATTAAAAACGGAACGGTTTATTCATGGTCGCAATTAGCAGATGCGGAAGTTGCCCAAGCACTTGCATTGGCAAATGATGCACTTGCATTGGCTCAAACAAAACGGCGAATTTTCACGGCTACACCATACACGCCGTATGAAGTTGGGGACTTGTGGGTACAGGGAACGAACGGTGATATTATGAAGTGCAAAACGGCACGTGCAACCGGTTCTTATTCATCGGGTGATTGGGAAAAGGCAAGCAATTACACGAGTGATGCGGCATTGACAAGTTTTATCAACAATTCATACACCACCGCAATCAATAACATGACCGCCCAAATTGATGGAAAGATAGAATCTTGGTTTCAAACATCCGACCCCGCGGCATCTTGGGCAACCGATACCGAAAAAGCAAAGCATGTTGGCGATATGTGGTATAATTCAGGTACAAAGTCACTTAAAAGGTATTCAAGTTCATACGCTTGGGTGGCAATTGAAGACCAAACCGCAATTGATGCTTACAATACAGCTTCAACGGCAAAAGACACCGCCGATGGCAAACGCCGTGTGTTCGTTGTGACACCTTATGCACCCTATGATGTTGGGGACTTGTGGGTTGATGGTACGCAATTACGCCGATGTGCAACCGCCAAGGCATCCGGGCAATCATACAATGTGAATGATTGGGTTACTTGCGTGGCATACGATAACACAAAAACAGTTATTGACGGCGGTTTGGTTACATCCGGGACAATTCAGGTTGCCGGTTCTGAAAGTACCATATTGGCAGGTATGACAGGACAAGGAACGGCGGCGGAATCAATTAGATTTTGGGCGGGTGCATCCTTTGAAAATCGCGCAACCGCACCGTTCCGGGTAATGCAAGACGGTTCGGTTGTAATGACAAAAGCCACGGTCGAGGGCATTATAAATGCCCTTTCCGGCTCAATCGGCGGGTTCTCAATTGGAAGTGGGCGCATTGGTACAGTTGCAACCGCAAATGACAACAATGGACAAGGGCTTGCCTTATACAACGACTTTATCCGGTTTGCTAACGATACAAATTGGGCAAGTATTGGAACAAATGTTTTGCCAAGTTCCGTTGGTTATGATGGTGTAGCAAGATTCATTATTGACAAAACAAATGACACTTGGGGAACCGGCATTGCTTTATATGTGAAAGCGCGTTTCCCGGGTGATGGGGCTTACTATTTTCTTGATAGTGTACGCCGGTCAATTTCAAATGATGGAAATGTGTTTAGCATTGGCGGACATTGTTTTTATGATGATACTTATATAGGGCAAGCATATACGGATATATTAGAAATTGGTATTGGGTCAACACACAAATTTCATTTTACCGCGAATGTAACATCATTGTTGGCTGTTAACCTACCAACAAAGACAAGAATTGATTCAAAAGTTGACAGCAAAGAGGTAATGTTTAATTTGGAAATCGTTTGCGACCATACAATGGCTAATACCATCCGGGTGAAGTCTCAAACAGGTGCGCAATTGTACGACCAAAACGGTGGCACAGTCGATTATATCGACATGGCAAAAGGCGATAGCCTCAACTTACGGTACTACAATGGTGGTTATCAAATTATAAATAGATACAACTAATAAGGGTTAAAGTCCTTATGTGTCCACACGTTGGTATTGCGCCGGGCTATAAATCAACGTGTTGGCACTAAACCGGGTAAATAAACATACAGTTTAACAAACAAAAAAAATCAAATTATGGCAGATTACAGTAAAGAAGAAATTGCGGAAATGGTAAGTACCGCAGTAAATGAAGCGGTTGCACCGCTAATTGAAAGGTTTATTAAAACCGAAAAGAAAGAAGAAACACCAACAGAGGAAGAAAAACCCGAAGATGGTGTTTCAGAAGCCGTCAAACAATATGTTGCCGCCAAAAAAGATGATTTATTAGGGGGACGTAAAGTTGAAGTCCTCAACAATCGGCAATACTCACCACAAGGTGAAGCGGCAACGGATTTGAAAGCAACAAGTAATTCAGTATTAACAGGTAAAGAAATTTAATTATGAAAAAGATTTTAATTGAAGAGAATGCAGAATTGGCAAACAAGCACATTCAGCAAGTGGAAAGTGAGTATATTAAGCGTGTTGGAATTTTAGCAAGTGCCATTGCCGGATTGGGCATTGGTGTACCAACCAAGGAACAAATTATTGATGCAATCACCAATAATTCAAACAACATTCAATCTGTTTATGACCAATCGAACAGCCTTGAAAAAGAGGATACGAAAGCGGCAAGAATGTTAGAGATTGCATTTGGGGGTGAAGCTAATAAACGAATGGAAAACGTGCGTAAAGCTGCCGAGGTATTCAATAGTAACTATCTTGGTCTTTTCAATGGTTTACGCTTAAATAGCCCAACACTATTTGATTGGTTCGAGGTTTCAGAAGATGGCAAAGTGTCATTGTTGGAATCTGTTAAAGATTCAATCCGTGAAAGTGTCAAAGTGTACACGGCGACAACCGGGGGAGCAAATATGTATGCTTTGCAACAATCGCTTGTAAACGATATGCAAAAGATGTACGACATGATGATGGCAATACATGAATCAAATAATTCACAGCTTAGTTATTCAGCACAGAACGCATTATCATCGTTCCCACGTGGTTTGTTTGAGACAAGTAAAGACCCGAACACAGACCGGTTAATATTCAAGGCAAGGTCAATCAATTTTGACCCGGAATCTATGGATGATTAACCATTTTTGGATGAATAATAATATCCCACGGCATTGTCACAAACTTTGCCGTGGGAATAGAACTTTTGAATTATGGGAATAGAAGCAAAATTCACACGTTCAGATGTGAAAAAAGCATACGATAATTTCGTGGATGGCATTAAAAGACAACAAATAAATCGGTTGCAGATGCTTGGTGAAATGTGTGTCAACCATGCCCGGAACGTACCAATGGAACAAGGATTTCAAGACCAAACGGGAAATTTGCGTTCGTCTATTGGTTACATGGTTTTCGTTGATGGTGTAGCGGTTCATAGCATGTTTGAGCAAAGAAAAGAGGGTGCGCAAGGTGTGAAAGCCGGTGAAGCTTTAGCCCAAAGGGTTGGAGAAAGAAACCCACAAGGCGTTTGCCTTGTAGTAACCGCCGGTATGAATTACGCCTTGTATGTGGAAAGCAAAGGGCATGACGTGATAACAACCGCGGAACATCTTGCCCAAAGAGAATTGCCAAGGATGCTTGAAAAGTTGGTTTCTCAAATAAAAGATTCAACCGAATAATCAAAGAGAATACGAAAAGGGAATGTTTGTTGCATTCCCTTTTCTATTTATTTGACTTTTGTAAACGTGAGATTGTCAACAATAAGAGTACCCATATCAATGTATGGCTTTGAATCCAATTCCGTTATTTGCGGGTATCCCTCAAAACATTTTCCACTTGGAAGCGTAAACGAGCCTTTACAGTTTACAAAATCCCGGAATGTTCCTTTGAGTTCGTAAAATGAATTTTCCACCAATTGGGATGCTGTTTTTTTATCAACAATAGAAAATATCTGAAATGTGGTTGTGTATTTGTCCGATTGAACAATGGCATTATCTGATTCACTAAAGCCGAATTTGACAATGTATTTATTGGCATCACTTTCAAAAACAAGTGAATCATTTGGATATGGCATACACATTTCAAATTCCATTTTAAGCCCTTGGAGTAAACCAAGTGGCTTTCCTTGATAATTGGATAAAGTCCGTGTCAATGTATCGGCAAAATCCGTTTTTGTAATATCGTTGTTCATCATATTGGGACACTTAGACACAAGGGTATCCAAAAGAATATCTAATTCAGTTTTTTTAATTGTCGTGTTGGCTTGCTTGTTTCCATTTTGAATGCAGCTCGATAATGCAAGAAAAAACATTCCGCATAATCCCAATATGAGTATTTTTTTCATAACAATTTGGTATTGATTTGATTTGCAAATAAACAATATTTATTTATAAAACACAAATAAAGCACTGAAATATAGATTTTTAGTTGTTTTGGTTGAATGGCTTTCGTGTATCACTATAATACACAACTACCTGATTATCAATTGCAAAGATAAACAAAGTTCTGATACAACGTTGTTTTTTCAGAAAGATTTTTTTAATTTTGCATCATAATCATAACGAAATCAAATATGAAAACAAATATTGATTTGAACAAACCACTTTGGCAACTAACAGTTGGTGAGTTCTTGGAATTAATGGAGCAAATACCCACGGTAACAGTTGATAATACCCCCAAGGAAAAAAACTTGGTATATGGTATTGCCGGGATTGCACAAATATTCAATTGCAGCATGACCACCGCAAACAGAATCAAGGCAAGTGGCAAGATTGACAGGGCAATATCACAATGTGGTCGAATGATAACCATTGATACCGATTTGGCTTTAGAACTGATGAAGAAATAACAAGTATATTCAATAAAACAATTAAATTTCAATTATTATGCAAAAAGAAAATTCAACCGTTACAAAAAACACAACGAACACCGATTTTATGAAAAATGCAACCATTAGTGATTCAACACGCGATTATTTAGTTGCAATAGGTGAGTTTGAGGATTGGGCGGATAGAGTTTATAATTTGGTGAAACGTGATTTTGGAAGTGACGTTGCCGAAAATTTCCAAAATGATGATTTCATTAAGCCTTTTATGGAATTAAAGAAAGCCACATACAGGGCTTTGAATGACAAAATGGAAGCCAATTTTAACGACCTTTTTAACCGTACAGCATTATGATTACACAAGCCAATTTTGATGCCATAATGGGTGATTATGACACCGAAGAAATCGAAACGAGGTTGAACAACATCTTTAATGGATATTTAGGATGTGACACCGGAGATTCACCCGAGGAACTACAACAAAATCATCATTTGATATTATCAATTGTTGAGGTGTTCCGCCAAGTGGATAAAGCCAAGCAAACGGCAGAATCTTAAACCGTACTTATTCGCAACAATGAGTGAAAGCCATCGCCCCAAAAGGTCGGTGGCTTTCTCATTATTGGTTTAAAATCTCACAAAATCGTACCTTTGCACCCTAATTTATCAAATACAATTATGATTAAGAAATTATTACTATTATGGGTATCCTTGGCGTGCTTGACATCTTGCAGCAAGGAAAACGGCTTAGAATCACCCGAAGTCGAAAAAGTACAAGTAAAGTTCAATGTACAAGCATTGGACGTGAATGTCGAACCAATGAAAGCTAATTCAATGGCAATGAAAGTTGGAACACGAGCGGCGGCAACAACTGTTTTGACCAATATTCAGTATTATTTAAAGAATACAACGACCGGAAAAACTTATTCCGGTGAACAAACATTGGCATCCGCCGGAAGTGATTTTGGCAACATCGCTTTATGGATACCCGCCGGAACATACCAAATGACATTCTTTGGATACGGGGCAAGCAATTCAAATGGTAGCGCATTGATGTATGTTGATAACGACTATAACAAGACGTATGTAAATGTAAAAGACAAGGATTCTTTTTTTCTCAATACAGAAACAACAATATCAGATGTAACAAATCAAGTTGATGTCAACCTTTCCCGTCTTAATGGAAAGTTGGTTATAAAGCTGAATGACGTTATACCATCCGATATAAAGAAAATCAAGGCTAAGTTGTCATATTTTCCACTATATGATGTAACCAAAGGGTATGCAATCACCGAGGGGTCAAGCGGGATGGCAACAATTATGGAATCATATTTGACCATTCAGAGTTCCGCGGCAAATGAATTTGGTTTTTACGTTTTGCCACAAGCAGGGCGAACCCTGACATTATCAATTTATGATGAATTAGGAACGGAACTTGGTTCTTGTTCCGTTGCCGTTTCATTCTATCAAAATAAACGCACCATTGTTGAGGGCAATTTATTGGACGTAATCAATCAAAAGCCCTTTGCCGTTACCGTATCGGACGTATGGGATACAGATGTAAATGTTCCTTTGCAATAGCGTAAACACGCTATATTGTGAATAACTAAAGCATAACGCACCATTGATTCAATACAATGGATTAAGTTGTTTGTGTACTTTTGCAATGCAACCGAAACACGGTTGTTATTCCAATGCGATGCGACCAAATTAGCCCGGATTTAATGCCGGGCTTTTTTGTGGCTGAAAATGTAGGATAGTAAAGCAAATATGAATCAAGTAATGCAAATGCAATGCTTTGCAATGCTATAAAAGGAAAGAAAAGAAAAATAAAGAAAAGGATAGTTTGAATATAGAGAGGGAAAAAGATTTTCCCAACGCTCTATGATAGAATAAAATTTTCTATCTTTGCAACTGAACGGCTTGTTACCCGTTCCTATGAATTTACTTCCATTGTTGTTGCGACAAAAGAAGTACGAAAGCCCGGCATTGTTCGGGCTTTTGCCGTTTTTGTATGGCTTGATAGATTCTTTATTGGATTGTATGGGATTTTGTATGTATAAGAAAAAGCCTTTGTAAATACTTGATTTACAAAGGCTTACTTTTAAACTTGCGGAGAGATAGGGATTCGAACCCCAGGAACCTCGCAGTTCAACGGTTTTCAAGACCGCCGCAATCGACCACTCTGCCATCTCTC